TTGCCATCATTAGATTTTAATATTAAGTTATTATTATTTGTGTTATTATTAATTGTGTTATTATTGGATGTATCATTACCAGTTGCCAGCCAAATATTTGAACCATCAAAATTACCATATGTAATATCTCTAGCACTTACACTAAAATAATCACCTGTGCTCGGTGTCCAATTTATACCATCATAAGACCATACTATATGTTCGGCGAAGGAGTCCCCTTTACCAACAGCTACAAACATATCATTTCCATTATCATCTTTACCGGTTTCAACACTCATGCCCCAATATGTGAAATTATACGAAGCGTCATACCAATTTATTAAATCATCTGAATATGATATTGTATTAGTTGCTGATGTTAAACTGTTAAAATCTGCGTTATTACTACCAACAACAACCCACCTTTGTTGTTTTTTTGTTATAATGATACCACTTAAATCAAAGATATTAATATCGTGAGGAGAGAAATTAACACCATTTATAGATTTTAATAATGAATATTCACATAAATCGTTATTTTTTATAATATTGTAACCACCTGAAGCTAAAAATATATCTTCATTTGAATTAGTTTTTGAATGTTCTATGTTATATTGATTAAAAGCAATATATATATATTCATTTACTGATATATCATAAAAATCAAACCCATTAAACGAATATTTTAAAATATTGTCCAACGATAAATTTGCATTCGGTTCATCAATTAAAATAAACCATAATGGCTTATTAAAATCATTAATATATTTTATATATATTGGTTTTTTATTAATATCAGTAATATTTTGATTCCATTTTAATCCATTTTTGGAATAATAACCATCACCAGTTAAAATTAATGAATTATAATTCTCATCTTTACCAAAACAAATTAACTCATTTGCATGATTATTTATTATTAAATTATTATTTTCAAAATTACGACCATTATAAGAGTATTGTATTTGATCGCCGATTCCAATCCACATAACATTATGAACATTACCAACAATATACCATTTATCATTATAAAATTTAATATTATTTATTTTTTCAAAATGAAAAGTATCTAAATTAATCTGTGTCCAAATAATACCATCGGTCGAATATAACAGTTCACTTGATATATCTGTTAACTGTTCTGTATTTATAGCAATAAATTTATCACCATAGTAAACTTTATTTAAACTCAAATCATTTTGACTACTATCAAACCATTCTAAACCATTATATGAATACATTAAATTTGTTTTTGAAATAGCAACAAATTTATCTGTAGCATAAGTAATTGAAAATATTTCACTAGATAAATCATGATATGAAATGTCATCTACTAACCAGTCTTTTTTATTATAAGAATAAAGAATATTATTTATGGACGGATCACCAACAGCAACATATATTACATTATTTAAATCAATAAATTTAAATGCTATATCGTTAATATATTTAATATTTTCTTGAATACCTGATAAATCTTGGTTTGACCAATTTATACCATTATCTGAATACAATAATTTATTACCTGAATTATCACTACCAACAGCAAATAGTGTAGCATCTTGGTAATTAACTATTCTATCAGGGCAACTTTTAAATCTTTGTAATGGAAAGTTATTTTTAGTTTTTTCATAACACCATTTTTTATCTCTAACTAATGTCATAATTTATGTTATTAATATATTAATATTTTATTTTATAATTGATATTATAATGTAAATACTTAATTAGCAAAAATAATATATTAATAAAATATAAAATTGAAACAATTTAAATATTATGTTGTATATAAATAAATCAACGTAAAATTTGATTATGTCTGAAAAAACTATACTCGCGAAGAAGTATCAAAAAAAATCCGACAAACAACATGTGTTGGATAACCCCGATACTTATACGGGGTCTATGGAAAAAACAGAATACGAAACATATATTTATGATGATGAACAAAATCAAATTATTTCTAAACAATTAGAAATAATTCCGGGACTTTATAAATTATTCGATGAAGGCATTGTTAATTGTCGTGACCACTATGTGAGAATGCAACAAACAACAAAATCTGATTCAATTAAAGTATCCAATATATCTATTTCAGTAAGCGATGACGGCACAATTACTATGACCAATGATGGTAATGGTATTGACGTTGAGAAACACCCTGAATATGATATTTGGATTCCTGAAATGATTTTTGGTCATCTAAGAACATCTACAAATTACGATAAAACAGAAAAAAAAATTGTTGGAGGAAAAAATGGATTTGGTTTTAAACTGGTTTTGATTTGGTCTACATGGGGCAAAGTCGAAACGGTAGACCATATCCGCGGACTAAAATATACACAGGAATTTAAAGATAATTTAAACGTAATTGAAAAACCAAGTATTAGAAAATGTAAAACCAAACCGTATACAACTATTTCATTTAAACCTGATTATAAGCGTCTTGGAATTGAAAAATTAACAAGCGATATGTTCGGATTATTTAAAAGACGTGTATATGACATTGCAGCAATTACTGATAAAACAGTGAAAGTAAAATATAACGATAAAGTAATTTCTATAAAAACATTTCAACAATATGTTGATTTGTATATTGGAACAAAAAGCGAAGCAAAAAGATATTATGAGGCAGCAAATGACCGATGGGAATATGCTGTAGCTATTGCACCAAAAGAAGAATTTACACAGGTTTCATTTGTAAATGGTATTTTCACAAGTAAGGGAGGAAAGCATGTAGATTATATTTTAAATCAAATAGTTAAAAAGTTAACATTATATATTAAATCAAAAAAAAAGGTGGATGTTAAATCAAGCACTATTAAAGAGCAGTTAATTATTTTTGTCAGATGCGATATTGAAAACCCGACATTTGATAGTCAAACAAAGGACTATATGTCAACACCAATTTCAAAGTTTGGTTCTAGTTGTCAAGTGAGTGATGGATTTATTGAAAAGATTGCTAAAATGGGAGTAATGTCAGCAGCGTGTGCTTTAACAGAAGTAAAAGAAAATAAAGCAGCAAAAAAAACAGATGGGGCTAAAACAAAAAGCATTCGCGGAATTCCCAAACTAATTGATGCAAATTATGCTGGTACAAGTAAAAGTTCCGGATGTACTATTGTATTATGTGAAGGTGATTCAGCAAAAGCTGGTATTGTTTCTGGATTATCAAAAGATGACAGGAATGTTATTGGTGTTTATCCTATGAAAGGAAAACTATTTAATATTCGTGGTGAGACACAGAAGCGTGTTAGCGAAAATAAAGAAATTAATGAAATTAAAAAAATTATTGGTCTAGAATCTGGAAAGAAATACACAAAAGATAACATAAATCAATTAAGATATAATAAGGTGTTATTTATGACAGATCAAGATTTAGATGGAACACACATAAAAGGGTTAGGTATTAATATGTTTGATTCACAATGGAAATCTCTTTTAGAAATTCCAGAGTTTATTGGATTTATGAATACCCCTATTTTAAAAGCTACAAAAGGAAAAAAAGAATTATCATTTTATAATGATGGCGAATATGAAAACTGGAAAAAAAATGAATCAAGTAGTGGTTGGAATATTAAATATTACAAAGGGTTGGGAACAAGTACGAGTAAAGAATTCAAAGAATATTTTAAAGACAAGAAAATTGTAAATTTTGTGAAAAATGAAAATAGTTACGATGCTATAGATATGGTATTTAACAAAAAAAGGTCGAATGATAGAAAAGAGTGGTTAGAAAAATATGATAGAGAACTTTATTTAGACACAAATGAAAAATCAATTTCATTTGAAAATTTCATAAATAAAGAAATGATACATTTTTCAAAATATGATTGTGAGCGGTCGATTCCCAATATTATGGATGGACTAAAAACCAGTCAAAGAAAAATACTTTATTCTGCGTTTAAAAGAAATTTAACAAAAGAAATTAAAGTTGCTCAGTTTTCCGGTTATGTATCTGAACATAGTTCATATCATCACGGTGAGCAAAGTTTAAATGGCGCGATTGTTAATATGGCACAAAATTTTGTCGGTTCAAATAATATAAATCTTTTACTCCCGAATGGTCAGTTTGGAACAAGATTACAAGGTGGTAGTGACTCCGCGTCAGAAAGGTATATTTTTACCCAACTAAATAAATTAACGAGAAACATTTTCAATACACAAGATGACAAAATCTTAAAGTATTTACAAGATGATGGGACTCCGGTAGAACCATTATATTATGCTCCAATTATTCCAATGATATTAGTTAATGGTAGCAAAGGAATTGGAACAGGATTTTCAACCGATATTATGTCATATAATCCGGCCGAGATAATTGACTATATTATGTCATATATTGAAAATAAAGAACTTACTACATTTGATTTTTATCCTTATTTTGAAGGATTTAAAGGTAAAGTGGAGAAAATTGAAAATCAAAAATATCTGGTAAAAGGCGTTTATGAAATTATTAATAATAATACAATTAAAATATCCGAGTTACCAATTGGAATTTGGACTGATGATTACAAACATTATTTAGAAAAAATAATCGATACTCCTAAAAAAAATAAAAAAATAATTAAAGATTATCTTGATATGAGCACAGACAAAACGGTTGATATTACTATTTCATTTTACGGAAATGAAATGAAGCAATTATTAGATACGGAAATTGAAAACGGTTGTAATGAATTAGAGAAAATGCTGAAGATATATGTTACTCGTTCGGAAACAAATATGCATATATTTAATGAAAACGAGAAGTTAGTTAAATTTTCCTCACCAAAACAAATTATTGATTATTTTATTAATATTAGAAAATCTATTTATGATGAGCGAAAAAAATATCAAATTAAAAATTTGGAATATGAATCAATGGTATTATCAAATAAAGCAAGATTTGTTAAAGAATTGCTAGATGATACTATTGATTTAAGAAAAAAGTCAAAACAACAAGTTAATATTTTATTGACTGATAAAAATTACGATATTATAGATAATGATGACGAATATAAATATTTAGTGAAAATGCCAATGGATTCTGTTACACAAGAATATGTAGATAAATTATTAAAAGATAATAAAAATAAACTCAAAGAAGTCAAGGAACTAAAAAATAAAACAGTTGAGAAAATTTGGTATGAAGAATTAGAAAATCTTAAAATAGAATATTTTAAATATAGAGAGACTAGAAATAAATAAATAAATAAATAAATAAATAAATAAATAAATAAATTTTTAAAACCAATTTTTTAATTCCAATTGTTTATCGTTAATTTTAGACATAACCGGCCTAGCCATCGGTTCTGCTAGGTTACTAACATCATATTTATATTTAATATATCCGTTTGCTTCCCCATATACTTGCTTTACTGAATAATCTAAAACCAATTTATTAAGTGTTTCAATTTGTCCGGTAATATTTTTAAGATTATTTTTTGAATTTTGTAAAAATATACTTCTCATTATTATCTGTAATACATCACAATCTTGCGCACCAACTATGTATTTATTATTAGACATTTTAAATACACCAGCTCGTATACCGTTTTGTAATAAACTAATGTTTTCTTTGCTAAAAAATAAATCAGACAATTGTGTTCTATACCAATTACCGGTAACTGCGTCTCTATAATCAAATGTTTCTTTAGGTATTCTATCTTTCATATTAAATAATGCGTCAATATTCGGAGACATAATATTTACTCTACCGTTATTATTCATATATAAATATAATAATAAAAAATAATATATTTATATAATATGTTTGAACTTGATGATACAAAAAAATTTATTTTAATTATAGCAATTATTATATTAATAATTTATTTAATAATTATTGGATTGGCAATTCATACGTCACAGTATAAACAAAAATATCCCCCAATTACTCCATCTTGTCCGGATTATTGGGAAATTGATGAAAATAATATTTGTAAAAATAAAAAAGAAATTGGTCTCTGTTTAGGAACAGACGATTTACACATAAATTTAAATAATGAAAAATGGAAAGGCAAATCAGGTGAATGTGCGAAATATCAGTTTACAAAACGTTGTAATATATTATGGGACGGTATTTCTGATAATAATAAACTATGTAATTAATAATTATTAAATATTAAATATTACTTTTACTAAATAATTAACAATGCAATATAACGAAATATTTAACAAAGGAGAATTATATAATAAAATAAAAAATCAAGTAGTAGATATTAATAATAATAAAAATGATTTGACAATAAAAAAAGGAATATATTTATATGGTGCGTCTGGGACAGGAAAAACAACATTTATAAAAAATATATTAAATGATTTAAATTATGATATTATATTATATAATTCGTGTGATGTCAGAAATAAAAAATCAATTGAAAATATTACAAAATATAATATTTCAGATATAAATGTCGCAAGCATGTTTAATACAAAAAATAAACCAATTGCTATTGTAATGGATGAAATTGATGGGATGAATAGTGGTGATAAAGGAGGAATTAATTTGCTAATTAAATTAATTAGACCAAAAAAAACAAAAAAACAAAAAAATGAAGATTTAATAAATGTTCCTCTTATTTGTATAAGCAATTATCATAAAGATAAGAAAATAAAAGAATTAATGAAAGTGTGTAATACTTATGAATTTAAAAAACCAACAAATATACAGTTAACAAAATTAATAAAAATAGAAATGAAATTAAATAATAATATTATAATAAATAATTTAATAAAATATATAGATTGTGATTTAAGAAAGTATAACAATATTGTGAAAATATACAATGAAAATGAAAATGTGTTTAATCATTTTATTATGAATCATATACTAAAAAATAGATTATATACAGAAGACACAAAAGAGCTAGTAGGTAATTTATATAATAATAATTACAAATTATCGGATCATAATAATATAATTAATGAGACAGACCGAACTATTGTAGGGTTATTGTGGCATGAAAATATAATAGATTTAATTGAAAATAAAAACATAGATAAAGAGATAAGTTATTTAAAATATGAGAATATGCTTGATAATATATGTTATAGTGATTATATTGATCGAATAACATTTCAAAAACAAATATGGCAATTTAATGAAATGAGTTCATTAATAAAAACGTTTCTAAATAACAAAATTTATCATAATAATTTCAATAAAACAAAATTAGAAGAAATACGATTTACAAAAGTATTAACTAAATACAGCACAGAATATAATAATATAGTTTTTATTAATAGACTTTGTAATGAACTTAATTTAGATTACAATGATTTGTTGTCATATTTTTTAAAATTACAAAATAAAAATGATGATATAGAAGATTTAATAAATATTTTTGAAAATAAAAATATTAATAAGTTAGATATTAGAAGAATATATAGATATATTGAACTGAAATAACATTTATACTTAATACTTTATTTAAAATAATTAAATTATATTGATTATTTTAAATTATATTGATTATTTTACTTCAACCAAGACGGTTTCTTCAATCAGTGAATGTGTGTCAATATCACAATTAATATTAACATTCGAACTTTGCTGGCGTTTATGCCATTCGAGAATAGTTTCTGTTTTCATATTGCTTCCGTGATGTAGTTTATATTGTTCCGGTGAATCATAAAATAAATGGTTTGGTTCATTAAAATAACATAATTTACGATTTTTAATAAACCCGTTTTTGTCATATTTTGCGGTTGCGTCGATAACGTGATATATTTTTTTTGATTCGAGTGAATTAAAATTAAAATAATAAGGAACACCTGTTTTGGCATTAATTATTTTTGAATACTTTGATGATGTTGTTGTATAATAATGCCGTTTTTTAAATTTATCATTTTTGGGCAAATTGTCATCATTAACATTTTGTAAATTATTATTACCAACCCGAGACATTATATCTTAACTATATACTTAAGATAAATATAAGACATATATTTAAGTTAATTTATAAATTAAATGTTAATTTTCTTGGGTCTCATTATATTTTGTTTCTAACTCATTATATTTTCTTTCTAGTTCATCATATTTTGTTTTCAAATCATTATAGTTGCTTATATTTTGTTTTAATAAATTAGCAGTTTCAATTAAAGTTAGTTCTTTTTTATTGCCATTTTCTAAAATTATAGAAACAGTATTAGTATTGTTTTTAAAATAACTGATCTGTCTCTGTTGCTCTTGTAACAAATTAGCAATTTCGCTCATATTTAATTCTTTTTTATTTCCACTATTATCTGTCACCGATATCGCCTGTTTACCCATAGATTCGCGTTTTTTTTGTATTTCATTATATTGTTTTATTACATCTGGTTTCATTGATGGGTCTCCCGGTTTATAATCCTTTAATAATTCTTCTATTTTGTTAACATAAAAATCTTTTACATCGGAATCTTTTATAAACATATTAACGGTTTTAATAGATTTTTTTTGAAATTTATTTTCACCATTCTTAAGTAAAATTTTTTTATCAAATGTATTTTGGCAATGAGAAAAAACCAAAATTGTTTTTAATGGGTCTAACTGAACAAAAGGAATTGTATAGTTTTTTAAAAAATGTTTTTCTTCAGCAAGACAAGCTGTTTCATCATAACTTGTTTGTTTTAATAATTCTCGTTTAAAAGCAAACGTACCTGCTGTAGAATGGGTTGGACCATATGGTCCCATCTGCCACATTTCTTGAATATGTTTAAAATAAATATAAATTTCACTAGAACCGGCACATAATGCTGTTTTACTTTTTTGTAATTTTTCAACAGCGTGAGATACTCGACAAGGTGGGTAATAATCGTCGTCATCCATATAAACAATTATATCTCCTTTTGATTTCTCATGCATCAAATTTCTTTTTTTACCTAAAGTCATTTTGTCTTCATATTTAAAATATTTTACACCAGGTATATCGATTACTAGCTCTTCTATTTTATCGGTGCCATCATCGATAATAATCCATTCTATTTTATCGCTAGGATAATCTTGCGAGAGATAACATTTAATAGTTTGGGATATAAATGGGCGTCTATTAAATGTCGGCGTGCAAATACTAACAAAAGGCAACGATTTTGGTTTTTTATTTCTATATTTTTTAGGCATATTAAATATATAAAGTAAATATATTTATATATTTATATATTTATTATTTAACGTTTATTTAATTACTTTTATTTTTTATTTAATGTAATATTTGCGAATGCGGTTAAGTCGCTAATTAACATACCAAGCCATACAATAGTCATTATAGCCGCAACAATAAGAGATAAATGTCTCCACCCAGATACAACCATTATTAGTGTTAATAAATATGCGATTGGAGTAATATTACATTTCACAATATCAATAACCATTTCTGGATCTGTAATTATTGGTTCTAATAATGTTAAATATAATGTTCTTAGTGGATAATATAATAGTGAACAAGTAAAAGATAATGCGGGAATAACCGGAATTATAGAAAAAAGTATCACAATGAATAATTGAACCTTCGAAATATCAGCTGGTTCATCCGTAAACCAGTAACTGAACAAAGAATAAACACTAGTTACAACATCAAGAACAAAGTGAATAACATTTATACTTACCCCTCCAAATAATATTAATAAGTTAAAAAACGAACTTTTTTTATTCTTATGGAGTCCTTGGTAAATCCCTTTTTTTATATTATTATTAAACGATGTCAGAGTGCCTATATTTCTCGCAAACCAATTCGCAAGTGTGTTTTCGTTCTTACTTTTCGGCATAAAATATGGAAAACTCTTAAAATCAATATTTACATTTTTATTATCTGATTTTTTATATGAACACGTAAATTTAACACTACCTCCTTTTGTTGAACTAATTTCTGATTTATAACCGGATGAAAAATAAGTATCTATTTC